ACCGCTGAAGATTGCTGAGAAGTCCCGTCGAACCGGTATCACGTGGGCCGAAGCGTCAGACGCTGTGCTTACCGCCAGTAGAACCAAAAGCGCACACGGTACCAATCACTTCTATGTGGGCTCAAACAAGGAAATGGCCCGCGAGTTCATTGATGCAGCGGCCATGTGGGCAAAAGCTTTTGATAAAGCTGCAGGTGACATTGAAGAAGAGCTGTTCATTGATGATGGCCAAGAAGGTAAAGAAATTCTTACCTTCGTTATTCACTTCGCCAGTGGCTTTAAAATCCAAGCGCTGAGCTCGAAGCCGTCTAACCTGCGTGGTATGCAGGGTAACGTAACGATTGATGAAGCCGCCTTTCACGATCAATTAGCGGAAGTACTCAAGGCTGCACTTGCGCTTACCATGTGGGGCGCAAAGGTGCGCCTTATCAGCACTCACAACGGCGCTGAGAACTTATTTAACCAGCTCATACAAGATAGCCGAGCAGGCAAAAAGCGTTATAGCATTCATCGAATTACGCTAGATGACGCATGCAATGAAGGCTTGTACCAGCGCATATGCCAGGTTAAAGGGAACGACTGGAGCCAAGAGGCCGAACAAAAGTGGAAGGACGATTTACTTAACGATACCGCCAGCCAAGAGGATGCACTGGAAGAGTATTTCTGTGTGCCTAAATCGGGCGGTGGCGCTTACATCAGCCGTGCCCTTATCGATAAGGCTATGGTGCAACCCGACGAAAACGGCCAGCCCACCGTTGTCCACTATGCACAAAGCGCTGAGTGGAACCAGATGCGCCCCGACCTGCGCGCTGCTGATATTAAAGACTGGTGCAAAGAGGTGTTACTGCCACAGCTGGAGAAGTTAAACCCAGAGCAGCGCCACTGCTTAGGGGAGGACTTTGCACGTTCTGGCGATTTAACGTGTTTATGGGTTGGTGCAATACAGCAAGACTTAAGCCTTTGTGTACCGCTCGTGGTGGAACTTAAAAACATTCCCTACAAGCAGCAAGAACAAATTCTATTTTTCATCATCGACAGGCTACCCCGCTTTATTGGCGCGCAATTGGATGCCACGGGTAACGGTGAATACTTAGCAGAGCAAGCAGTTGACCACTACGGCGCGGGGCTTATCGAGTCGGTCAAGATCACCGAAAACTGGTATCGAGAAAGCATGCCGCCTATGAAGGCCCATTTTGAGGACTTCACCATTATCCTACCGAGTGACGCTGACATCTTGGATGACCTGCGCTCTATTCAAATTAACAACCGGGGCGTGCCTCGCATACCCGATGCGAAAACCGACAGTAAAAAACAGCGACATGGCGACGGTGCTATTGCCTGCTGCATGATGGTTGCGGCCAGTAAAATGGAGGGCGGTGAAATTGACTACATGAGCCTACCTTCCAAAGCCGAAAGGCGCGACAACCGCAACAATGACGACAACTACTCAATCCAACAAAGTGGGTGTTATTGATGGAAACCTACGAGCAAAACGGTACGCGCTTTCGTGTACGCGAACGCGGCCTTAAAACCAAACAAACCGATAATTCAGCACGTGTGGCGCAAATGCGGCGCGAGTTTGCCGAGCATCCTAGCTCTGGGCTAACGCCTGCCACGTTGGCGGTCATTCTTAAAAATGCTGAACAAGGTAGCTTATTAGAACAGTGCTATCTGGCTGAAGACATCGAAGAGAAAGACGGTCACATCCAGGCTGAAATATTCAAGCGTAAGATGGCGCTGACCGATATCGATTGGCAGATAGAGCCGCCTGTGAATGCCACCGCCCAAGAACAAAAAGATGCAGCCAACATAGAGCAAATGCTGAAAGATGTGGAAGACTGGCACAACATCATATTCGGTATGGGTGACGCAATATTAAAGGGCTTTTCGAACATCGAATTTGAGTGGGGCTTTTACAATAACTTCCGTATTCCTGAGGTATTCGTGCACCGCCCTGCTACGTGGTTTCAGCTACACCACGACGACCAGGACTGCATTGCCCTTCGTGACCATACGGGTAAAGGTGAGAAACTACGCCCGCTTAACTGGCTGCAGCACCGCCACCCTGCAAAGAGCGGTTATGCCGCACGCATTGGCTTAATTCGTCAGCTGGCATGGCCGTTCATATTCAAAAACTATTCGGTACGCGACTTAGCCGAGTTCCTAGAGATTTACGGTATTCCAATTAAATTGGGTAAATACCCAAGTGGTGCAACTGATACTGAAAAGAGCCGCTTGCTTCAGGCAGTACTCGGCATTGGCCACAATGCTGGGGGCATAATCCCCAAAGGCATGGAAATTGAATTTCACGAAGCAGCGAAAGGCGGCGGCAGCGACCCCTTCATGACCATGATGAGCTGGTGTGAGCGCATCCAATCTAAAGTCATTTTAGGTCAAACCCTCACATCACAGGTAGACAGCACGGGGAGCCAAGCGCTAGGCAACGTGCACAATGAAGTACGACAAGACATTCGCGACCATGACTTACGCCAAATTGCTAACACGCTAAATCGTGACCTTGTGTTGCCTATGCACGCGCTTAACAGCCTAAGTTACCGAGGCGACCCAAGACGTAAGCCGCGCATTATATTCGACACACAAGAGCCCGAAGACATCAGCCAATACGCTGAGAGCCTACCCAAGCTGGTCGACATTGGTTTTCGTATTCCGGCCAGCTGGGCACAAGACAAACTTCGCATTCCAGAGCCAGAGGGCGAAGAGGCTATCTTGGCTCGCGCTGTCGCCACGCCTGCTGTTAAAGAGCCAGAGGAAAAAGATGCGGATAAGGACGAGCCAAAACAAGAGCCGCAAACCGCTGCATTGCGTTTAGCGCTCGCTGCACTTAAAGCACAACAACCGAAAGACGACGGCGCAGATGTGCTTACCAAGCGCTTAGCACAACAGGCTGGCGAATCGTTCAGTCAGTTAATGCAACCCATTGAGTCGCTAATAGCTAATGCTGATTCATTGGAGGCGCTATTAGAGCAGCTGCTGGAACTCGAAGACCAACTGCCCATTGAAGATTATCAACTACTTTTGGGCCAAGCATTTACCGCAGCTGAGTTAAGCGGACGATTTGATGTGAATGAGGGTAATTGATGACTATAAGACAACCAGCGAAAGTTAAATGTTGTAGATGTAGAAATATACATTTTGAAAATGAGAGGCTTGACAAGCGCGACCTCAGCCACAAAGAGCTAGCAGTCTATGACAAGGTTTGCCCGCGCTGTCAGTGTAAGTCTTACTACATTTTGGACGCGGAAGAAAAAGCCTAATGCCTGCCCAGTACGGCCCTCAGAAGTTTTCTGAAGCCATTACCCACTTTAGAAACAAGTTGAACATGCCCAGCGAACGCTGGGCTGATGTGTGGCGTGAGCAGCACAGTAACGCCTTTATGGTGGCTGGTGCAACGAAGACGGATTTATTGGCCGACATTCGCCAAATGGTAGACAGCGCAATAGCAGAGGGTAAAAGTTTAAGCTGGTTTCAAAAAGAGTTTAAACACCTGGTTAAAAAGCATGGATGGGAACACACAGGCAGTGCCGCATGGCGAGCTAACATCATTTATGACACGAACATGCGCCAAGCTTATAACGCGGGGCGCTTCCAGCAACTGCAGAACTTTCCGATTTGGCGCTACGCGCACGGGGATAGTCGCTACCCTCGCCCACATCACCAAAGTAAAGACGGTACCATATTACCTAAAGAGTCGCCGTTCTGGCTTACCTGGTTTCCACAAAACGGTTGGGGCTGTAAATGCAAAGTGTTTGGTGAGACAGCCAGAAGCATTCAGCGAAAAGGCCTGAAGTTAAGCAAAGAGCCCGTTATTGAGACGCGTGAATGGGTAGATAAGAAAACAGGTGAAGTACATTATGTGCCAGTAGGTATCGACCCTGGTTTCGATTATTCGCCTGGCTCAAAATCGCAAGCCGATGTATTGCGCCAGCAGCAACTTTCAAAGCCACCACTAAAAGAGCGCCTTCCTGAACGTGTGGTACCTAGTGCTTACTCAACGAATAAAAATGTAACCATTCATGGGTTAAACAAGGTCATTTCAGAATTGAGCCAGGCGCAACCACAAATGCGCCAAGTTACTGACTTCATCACCACCTACGGCATGAAAACGCTATTCCTTAAGCCCACCGAAATGGTGCGTGGCAGCAAGAAAGCCCGCGAGCTGGAGGACGACATTACCAGCTACCTGAATGTCCCAGTATCGAAAGCCTATGCCAACTGGCCTGTGCCCAGTAACACCGCACGGCGTGCAAATGGCTATACAGCACTAGCTTGGAATCACGTAGTCGTAAAAGCCAAAACGGGTGTAAACTTAAACAAAATCGCCAACATTACCGATTTAACCAATGCGGTAGAGGCGGCAATACTCGCTTTACAGGCTGGCAAGCGGCAATGGTCGCTGTCGCATATTGTAAGGCACTATACAGACAGTGGTGATCATGGTGGCGCAATAATCACATGGCTTCATGAAATGGGACACCAAGTTCAATTTCAGGCCATGCGCATGGATATTCCTACACCTGGCTTAAATGAAAGTATCACCACCTACAGTATGCAAGACACCATGGAATGGCATGCAGAACACTTTGCCGCATGGGCGCTTAATCGCGCCATGCTTGAAACGCACTATCCAGCGATAGTCGCATACTTCGACGAACTAATGGGGGAACTACTGTAATGAGTATTTTCGACAAAATTAA